GGTGGGTGGACGGGTGCGCAGTACGATAACAGCGCGATCCCGAACCACATCCTTATTGACCCCGCGAATTTCGCGTACATCAACCGCACGATGGTGAGCGTTAACGGATACCCCACGCCCGTCTCCATTATGCAGTACCTTGTTGATCACAACATCGCCAAAGCCAAGGGTGTTGACCTCGTGATTGCTGAGTGCCGTTTCTGCATCGGCGCAGGCGTCGGCAAGAAGAACCGCATGGTCGCTTATGTCAACCAGCGCCGCTTTGTCGGCATGGATGTTCCCGTACCGATGAGTCGTGTCATGACGCAGCCGAATGTCAATACGGCGTCCTACGACAGCCTTTATATGGCCAATGTCGGACAGGTCAAGATTCACTATTTCGAGCCGTTCATCTACCGCGATGGCATCTGAGAGGAGACGCAGCATGATCAAACTCGTAGCAAAGCAGAAAATCGGATTCCGCAACCCCGAGACGCAGGAGATCGTGACGGCAGAGCCGTACGCGTTCTCCACACTCCCCGACTGGGTCGAGAAAGACCCCATGTACGGATGGGCGCTCGCAGATGATGTGATTGAGGTCGCTGGCGACACCCCCCCTGCGGAGGGTGATGGCGACAAGAAGTCCGGTGGGAAAAAGTCTGGCGGTAAGAAGGGCGACAAGGACCAGAACCCGCCGCAGGAAAATACCAATGCCGATGATCCGCAGGAGGGGAAGGACAATCCCCCTGCGGAGGGTGACGGAGAGAAGAAGGAGTAAGCCATGATGTATTCGGATATCGATGTGTTCGGGATTATTGCCGCAGCGTCGAACATCCGAACGGGTGGCAATCCCGAATACACGGTCGATGATTTTCTCGCCATCTACCCGCAGTTTGGCGGGGGCACTGTTCCGGATGTTGTGCTGAAAGCATGGGTCAATATGGCTCAGGCATCCATCCACAAGGCACGTTACAACGATGCGTGGGAAATCTGCATGGGCCTCTACATCGCGCACTGGCTGACGCTCTATTTGCAGACGGCAGCCGGTGCCGATGATCCTGTGCAGAAGAAGATCGCAGCAGGGCTCGCAAAAGGACTACAAACTTCCAAGAGCGCCGGCGACATTTCCGTGTCCTATGATTTCGGCAGCGTCAATGAGGATTTCGCGGGCTGGGGGACGTACAAGCTGACCGCATACGGGCAGCAGTTTGTCACGTTCGCACGAATGTATGCGGCAGGAGGGATGGTCGTATGGTAACAGGCACAGCGAACATCACGAAGTCGGACCGGGGATTTGAAGCTATCCTCGGGAAACTTCAAGCACTTACAAAAAAAGAAGTGCTTGTCGGTATCCCGCAAGAGGCGGCTGGACGTCCCGGAGGGGATGCAGTCAACAACGCCGAGCTGCTCTACCTGCATACGAATGGTGTGCGATCCTCTGGGATGCGCTCGGAGATGGATCCAAGCATCAACTCCGGGATGAAATATAGTGCGGCGCATAGTCTCTACGTGCAGACGCACGGAAGTCCAGCTTATTCTATTCCGGCGCGCCCCGTGCTCCAACCTGCCATCAAGGACAGCCGTTCTGCGATTGGAAAACAGATCGCAGGGGCATACCGTGCCGCGATGCACGGAGATATGGCAGGGGCAGAGAGAGGGCTCGAGCTTGCAGGCATGGTCGCGCAGAACGCAGCGCGCGCGTGGTTCGAGAACCCGAAGAATAAGTGGCCGCCGAACTCGGCGCGGACAATCAAGGCGAAGGGCAGTGACAGCCCGCTCATTGACACGGGCGAGATGCGCAAGTCCATTACATACGTAATCAGGGATATGGGGTGATCACATGGCAATCGACGTCTCGGAGATCGTCCATGACCCCGATTTCTGTACTATGTTCACGGTGATCAAGCAGGGAGAATCCGAATGGGTTCGTGGAGTGCTGCAGAGGAAAACGACGGAGACGACCGTCGAAGGAATCGTGCAGCCGTCGTCCAGTAAGGATCTCGAACTTCTCGATACGGCCGACCGCGTGAATGGGATGAAAACCTTCATCACGGACGAGGTCAGCCTTGACGTGTCCAGCACCGAGAAAACCTCGGATGTGTGCGTTTGGAAGGGACAGCGATACAAGCTGATTCAGACCTTCGACTACGCCGCGAACGGTTACTACAAGGCAATCGGTTCACTCATGGGAGAGGAGGACAGCGGATGACATACACAGAGCTGCAGGAGCTGTTCTGGGGAGAGGTCGCCGTAATCACGGCAGACATCATCAAGACTCCGAATAAATTCATCCGCTGGCGCTATCCCGAGGGCGGCGCGCCCGACTGGAAGATCAGCGACGATATTCTTTTTTTGTATCTCGCTGAAGCGGACGACGACTATGCCAAGCAGAGGGACAGCACCTACCGTGCGGCCGATGAAACCGTCTACCGCGATACCACACGCACTCGTGTGTGGGATTTACAGGCGACCGCATACGGACGCAGGTCATACGAGATCGTGAATCTCCTGAAAAACGGATTCTTTTACGAACCGGTGCGCAGGAATCTTGCGCATAAGGACGTGTTCATCGTCCCGAATCTCCCAACGTGCATGCAAGCGCCCGAACTTTTCGCAGGGAAGTGGTGGGACCGGTGGGATATTACCCTGCGATTCAACGAACTTTATCGTCTTGCTCCGGAGGATGTCGGTCATATCGACCGCGTCCAGATCGGTGCGCAGACGAATCCATAAGGAGGGAACAATATGGCACTCAAAAACGTTCTGCCGCTTGACCCTGTGGTCAATATTATCGTCAATCTTGCAGCTGTCTCCGCGACGCGCAAGAAGTTTAATCTCGCACTACTCATGGGCGATGTCGGTTCTGTCGCAGACTTTAGTGACAAGCGGATCGTGACTTACGATAGTCTCAATTCCATGCTGCAGGCTGGATTCACGACAGAGGATCGCCTTTACAAGGCAGCGGCGTTGATCTTCGGACAGCGAAAGAAGCCGCCTCTCGTCGCGATTGGTAAGATCGCCAATAAGGAGACACCGATCAAGACGATTCAGGCCTGCCGTCAGGAAGATTCTGAGTGGTACGCCGGTATTTACTGCGGTGACATGACAGACGCGCAGCTCCTCGAAGTGCAGGAATTTGTCGAGGCGTGTACGCCGTCGACAATGTTCGCTTTTACGACGTCCGACAACAAGGCAAAGGCAGCGGACGGCGGAATCTTCGGCGCGATCAAGAGCAAGGGATACCGCCGCATCATCGGGCAGTATTCCACATCGCACAAAGATGCGATCTGCGCAATCATCGGCTGGGCAATGGGCGCAATGAGCGCATCCACGATCAACAGCGCGTTCACGCTCGCGTACAAGCGCGAGGTCGGCGTGCAGGCCGAAAACTACATGCAGACATTCACGACCAATGACCTCAACAACATCAAAAAGAACTACGGTAACGTCTACGTTAACCGTGGCAACTATTACGATGTGTTCGAGGAGGGACGTGTCGGCGACGGCTCGTGGTTCGATGAGATCATCTACCTCGACAAGTTCAAAAACGATATGCAGCTCTCCATCATGGACCTGCTCGTCAACGCGAACAAGCTGCCGCAGACCGAAGCTGGCATGGGGCGAATCAAGACCGCAATCAAAGAGGTCTGCGACGACATGAACCGCATCGGATTCATCAAGGAAGGTGTCTGGAAGGGCGAGGAGCTCATGTCTCTCGAATATGGGCAGGTGCTCCCGAGCGGATACCTCATTCAGAGTGAGCCGATCAACGAGCAGTCGCAGGCAGAGCGTGACGCACGCAACGCGCCGCCGATCTACGTGTCGCTCAAGCTCGCAGGCGCAATCCATCACGTCACCATTCAGGTCGATGTCAATCGTTAAGAGAGGAGGAATACAATGGCAAATGTAAGCACCTATTCATTTACCGATGTCAACGCGACGATCAACTGCCCGGGTTACGGGTCGTTCTCGATACAGGGCGAGGGTGTCGGCGACATGACCGTGTCGAAAACGACTGACCGTACAGCCCAAGATGTTGCATCAGACGGAACGGTCATGGTCAGCAAAATTGCTGGCGACAATGGTAGCGTATCCATCAACGCACAGCAGACGAGCGCCCTGCATAGATTCATGCAGGGGATGTTCAATTACTGCTGGCAGGCGGACACCTCAGCATGGACGACGATCTCAATGATCATCGAGGCCCCGAAAATGGGCAAGACCTATTACTGCTCCGGCGGAAGCTTCGGCAAGGAGCCGGACGA